GCGATACCTGCGGCTGCGCCCTCTTTCAAACAGTCCGGCGTCTCAACCCACTTGACGACTTCCAGAACCGGCGCAGCAGTTGAGCCGCCCTTAAACTGCATATTCTTGACGTCCACCAGCTTGACCACCGGCAGCATACCCTTGGCTGGCTGCTGCGCCAGCTTCGGGGCCAGATCGGTCAGACACTGCCAGACCCCTGCGCCCGCCTGTTCCCACAAAGCCGCCTCGCCGCCACCGATGGCAACGCGGATTGAGAAGCCTTTTTTGAAATCTTCGCTCGGCTGCGGCATCATCTGATTGACGCTCGCGTTCCACTTCCACTCCGGCGCGACGCCCGCGATGCCCTCGGATTTCTGCCAGCCTGTCTTCATGCCCTCAATGTCGAGGATGATTGGCTTGGTCTCCACGTCGAAAATGGTTTTCTGAGAACCGTCACGAATGTAAAACGTGCGAGCCGAAACCTGACCATCCAGCGATCCTCGCGCTGACCACTGAAAAAATGGTCCAGATACGCCGTCGCTTCCTGTGTCGATTGCAAACATTGTTTTTATCTCCTTGTGCTTGCTGTTCTGCCTACATTGGCATTGAGATGCCGCTGATGCCCAGCGGTCAGGCATTTACGGCTAGATGCCGTAAAATTCTTTGCGCAGCTCCTCGCTGCCAGACCAGTAAAAACTGTTAGGATTTACTGGCACGACAGCCTTGGCCGCGTCCTTGTCTAACACGCTCAGAAATTTCTCCAACCGCATGATCTGTGACTTTGCACGGCCCAGCGTCTCGGCCACGTCTCCGTCCTCCAGCCAATTGGCCTTTTTGGCGCTGACGTACAGAAATTTCACCGCCATGTTGCCTTTGGCTGCTGCGTAGATGCAGCGCTGAAGCTGGTGTTCTGCCGACATTTTCGACGGGACGCGGTTTGTTGTCTTCAGGTCCACAACAGTGCCGTGCTGCGGAAACACGAGGTCGAGGTATCCGATCACTGGGATCGACCAGCCGTCGCCCTTGGCAGTGATGCTGATTTTTTCCTGCGGGTGTTCGCTATCCGCTGGAAATTCCGGCTTACCAAACTCAATTAACTCTTCCAGCGCGAGCTGCACGGTCGGCTCAATCACGTTACGCTCCTTGGTGGTTTTTTCATCGGCAATCAGGAACCGCTTGTCAAACTTTTCAAGCGCCGCCTTGATGCTGTCGGTTTCGCTTTCGCCCATCAGCGTCGAGACCACGGCGTCCTCGATGCAAATGCCACGCCAAGCGGCGGCACCCATCGGCGTGCGCTTCCCAAACAGATACTGCATGACCCAGACGTCAGGCGCATTGGCCCAAAGATTTATGCTGCTGGCCGAAAGGTGTTCAATGCCGTGTTTTTCAAAGCCGTTCATACCCGACCCCCGCGATAATAAGTGGCGATCAGCAGCGCCTCCGCGCGATGCTCGTCTTTTTTGCGCTTCAGTTGTTCAGCGATTGCAGGATACCACTGCGTCGCCAGCCGCCGAGCCGCGTCCTTGTCTTTTGGCAGGTTCATCGCGCGCTTCCATTTTGCAGGCGTGACTGTCGTGAACGGGATGCGCGTCATGGCCACCGTGGCGGTGATCTGCCCGTACCCCATGCCCAGTTTGAATGTTGAGCTGACGCCCTGCCGAGGCATCGCCTGCTGGCTCTCAATGACAACGTGGTCCACGTCCACGCTCTCCAATATGTCAGCAAGGGCGAGGCTATTCAGGCCACCCTCTGAGTAGGTCGGCAGGTCGTGGACCTCGACCCATCCGTCGCCAACAAAGCCGACGCCGCCGGTCTTGTAACCGCAATCGATCCCGGCGATAATCATACGAAGTCGCGCGGCTGCTGCGTGATTACGCGGTCCCGGCTCAGACGCTCCAGCAGCGCCAGCTTGGTGTACGCGCTAATGCTTAGGCCAATTGCCTTCGCAGCGACGCTGACGGCCTCGACCTGCTCCTCGGTCCAGCGCAATCGTATTTCCTTAGTTCCTTCAGTCATGCTCTTCTCCTGAGTTGATGGTGTGGACAATAAGTCCATAAAAAAGTCTAGTCAACATAATTTTTCCGCTTGACGTACACTTTTTGTGGACTTATTGTACATGCATAGGCAGAGAACAGAAGGAACTAAGCAAATGACCATTACGCAAACCCAAGCCGCAAATCTTGCCGTTCGTTTCCATGACGCTATGCGCATGGTTACAGAAAAATCAGCGTTTCACCTGCCAGTCGGCACATCGCCACGCGCTGCGTTTGAGGGCTATTTACAAGCCTGCAAGGTTTGTGGCGTCATGCTGCACAACGAATACTGGGAGGTTGAGGCCGAGGCTGTAGTCGAGGAACTTACCGCAAAGCGCCGCGCGAGAATGGCAAATCTACTTAGAGTATAATCAACGGGGGCTTCGGCCCCCACCAACCAAGGAGACAGGCATGACACGCAGCGACATTCACGATTATGCAGCACGATTTGACATCAGCGACGACGAGTGCGACCGAATTGCGGAGGCGTCCGAAAACTTCGACGACTTCAAGCGCATTTGGGAAAACGAAACATGGTGGCGCGACGAGTAAGCAAAAATATGGAGAGACCCAAAATGTCAATGGATGCGACAATGGCAGTTTGCGTAGAGGTTTTCTACATACCCGCCGACAATTTTCGCCAATCAGCAGAATGGGTCGCTATGCCCGTTGATGAAGATGAGCGGCAAGTTGGAGATGCGTCTTACCATAGGCTCAAACGTGACGCTGTAAGCGCGGCCAGAAAGTACAGCCTGCCGATAAAGCTGTACACAATCAAAGATGAATACTTGAAGACAATTGAATGAGACACCTGATCGAAGACGCCATCGGCGCAGCAGCCCTGATTGTGACAGCATACATCGTCATGCTGTTCGTGTTTAACATCTGAGAGAAAGAAAATGATGCGTAAAATCAGAACTTGGCTGGCAGACCTGATAACTGGCGGCGAATACAGCGAGAACAAGCGTTCGCTGAATAAATATTACCGCAAAGACCTTGCTGACGTTTTGGAGATAATATCGCCAACATCGACGCCGTTTTTATCAACGCCCAATAAATGCGATGAACATGACCTCTATAGCTGGACTGAGCCAAATGAATGAAACGCTAAAAGACCTTATCGCCTACCGGGACTACTGCAATCAGCAGGCCGAAAGCCTGATCGAGCGCTACGGCACTGGAGTACGTCCGTCGTGGGTTGGTGTGGATCTGGCGATCACGATCCACAACAGGAACCGAGCGCAGGAAGAGATCGACAAGCTGGAGGCCAAGCAATGACGCCGAAACAGGAAATGATATACGGGGAACTGTGGGCGACTATGGCGGCTCAGGAGGGCCACAAGTCACGATTTCCTAAAGTTACCCCGCCAGAGATTAAACGCCTAAACCAGAAGCGCAATCGAGCGCCTCTGACGCAGAAAGTCATCGACCTGCTGAAGAGGGAAGGTCCGATGCGCTCAGGACCGGCTGGAAAAATTCTCGGCATCCCGCCCGACAGTGTGAGATCGACATTCAACCGGCTGGCCAAAAACGGACAGATCAGGCGGTATAAAACCGATGCGAAGAACGGGTATATGTACTATGTGGATGGCGGGCAATGATCGAGTATATCAATCGCCTTGAGCGCATCGCTGACATCATGCGAATGGACGCAAATTCGAAAAACAGGCCGCAGGTCAGAATGCGAGCCGAAGAAATTCTTGCCATCACAAAATTAATCCGCCGTCAGCTTGGGCAAGATGACGCTGACCGCACAGAAGAGAAAGGGTCTCGTAACC